CATTCATAACGACTACAACTGGAACACCAACAAGTTATAACGGTCAAGTAAGTGGTGCTTTAAACCAAGGATTCTTGAACGTATATTCTGTTGGTGCAAGTCTGAATCAAGCACCAATGTTGAATGGCGGCGCTTTGGCTGATCCTTCTGGGGCTATTGGTGGTGCAACTTCAGTTCAAAGCACTTTTATTGTTGACGATGGCACGTATGAATTTGCGCCTCGTTTTTTCAATACAGGGCGGGGGTTGTTCATCGTCAGTGTCGATTTTGACTACACAACACAAGCAGTGTTTGCGACTGGTGGCAACGCAATTTATTCAATCGCAGCCCCAGGAGGTAGCCTTTTTGAAGTCTCAACAGGAGGAACTAATCCTGATGTAGATGGGCGATTTAATATGTGGTACACGGGCGGCAAACTGAATGTGAAAAACAGGCTTGGCGCTTCACACTCTGTCACGGTTAATTTCATTGGTTAAAGCCGTGCCGGTGCGGAACACCGGAATTTGATTTTGATTGGATTATCAAAATGGCTCTCGAAAAAGTAATCGTTGTTGACCGCATCGAAGTGATTGAAAACGGCTGCGTCCAAGTACGCACCAAGACCGCCATCATCGAAGATGGCAAGCAGATCAGCGGCACCTTCCATCGGCATGTCGTTGCCCCAGGCGACGATTACGCTGGCGAGGATGCTCGCGTGCAGGCCATCTGCGCTGCCACCCACACCGCTGGCGTGATCGCAGCGTACAAAGCAGCCACTGCTGCACAAGGAGTCTGACATGGCTGGCAATTCACAAATCGCATTTGCACCCTTTGGCAAGACCGTAGTCGTCGCAGCCACGACATCAGCTCCTACTGGCATCCAAGCGCCTGTCTATGAGAAGTTCGACCCGCAGAACGCAGGCCAGTTTCGATTCATCAATGCAGGCAACACCACGGTGTTCTTGGGCACTGGCAGCACCGCTGCAGAGGCCGCTGCAAATGCTGTGGCACCTGTGGCTGGAACGCCATCGGCAGCCATCGTGCTGGTGGCCGGTGCCGTGGAGATTCTGCGCTTCAACCAGACCACGTTCTTCAGCGGCCTGTCCAGCGCAGCAGCCACGGTCTACATCACGCCAGGCCAGGGGTTGTAATGTCCACGATTGACGCAACAGACGCACGACTGACCACGCATGAGGAGGTCTGCGCCATTCGCTATGATCAGATCAATGCGCGGCTCAAGCGCATTGAGGGCATCATGATCAAGACCGCTGGCATCATGCTTGTGTCAATGGCAGGAACAATTTTTGCGGCGATCTGGATGACAAAGTGATTGACCCAATCACCGCCCTTGCTGCGGTATCTTCAGCGGTAAACCTCGTCAAAAAGGCTGTCAAGACCGTTCAGGATGTCCAGTCTTTGGGACCGGTGCTTGGGCAGTACTTTGACGCCAAGGCGCAGGCCATCGAGGTCGTCGAAAAGGCCAAGACTGGCGGCTTCAAAGGCTCTGCGCTTGGCAAGGCGCTGGAACTGGAACTTGCGCTGGAGCAGGCCAGGGAGTTTGAAGAGCAGGTCAAGATGCTCTTCTTCCAGAGCAACAAAATGGACGTCTGGATGCGCATCACGGCCAGGGCCAAGCAGATGGAAGCCGATGCCGCCAAGGCAGAGCGCAGACGCAAGGAGGCCCAGCAGCGCAGGCAGGCCGAGATCGACGAAATGTTTTTGATCGGCATCGCTGTCCTGACCACGGTGTTCGTCTTGGGCCTGACCTTCTACTTCGTGGTGGATGCGATGCAGCGGCGCGTATGACTGAGAAGCTCAACGCCAACACCACCCTGGACAAGATTCTGGGGTACGTGGACAGCCCTTTCAAGCTGTTCGCGGTGATCCTCATGGCGGTGATTGCCTTCGCTGGTTTTGCCCTGTACGAGAGCCAGGAATTCATCCGGGATGCCTACAAGGAGTCGCAGAAGCTGCCGGAGATACGGACAGACCGAGCCGATGACGCAGCGACGATGCTGTTCAAGCAGACTGGTGCGACCGTGGTCGCGATCTTCAAGGTCAACCCGCTGTTTAACTCCAGGACGCTCTACAGAGCCTATACCAAGGACGGACGCGACAAGACCATTGAGAACATCGATGTCGGCCTGTTCACGCACAACTCGTCGAATAACTCAGATGTGGTCAAGCTGATGACCAATGAGATACCCTGCGGCGAGTACCGCTATGCACAGTCCGAGGTGGGGCTTTGGTATCTTGAGAATGGCGTGACGTACACCTGTCGAGTCAGCGTGCCGCCAGACTCGCATCGCTTCGTTGGACAGATTACAGTTGGCTGGGCGGCGCAGCCAGCAAACCTGGAGCAGACAAAATTCATGCTGGAGATTGCCAGCGCAATGTTGACCAAGAGAGGAAGCTGATATGGACTGGCTCAAGCAGATCGCACCAACGATTGCCACCGCACTGGGTGGCCCACTGGCAGGCATGGCCGTCTCGGCTGTCTCCAAGGCCATTGGCGTGGACGAGAAGGAAGTCGGCGACCTGATTGCCAGCAACAAGCTGACCGCTGACCAGATCGCGCAGGTCAAGCTGGCCGAGATCGAGCTGGCAAAGCAGGCGCAGGAGCTGGGCCTGAACTTTGAAAAATTGGCGGTCGAGGACCGCAAAAGCGCAAGGGAGATGCAGGCCACCACTCGCTCGATGATGCCACCCATCTTGGCTGGGGCTGTGACTTTGGGTTTCTTTGGCATCATGATTATGATGTTTTTCCAGCAGATCGACAGCAACAATCCGGCCATCCTCATGATGCTCGGCAGCCTGGGAACCGCCTGGACTGGGATCATTGCCTACTACTTCGGCAGCTCGGCTGGCTCGCAGGCCAAAACCGATCTGCTTTCCAAAGCAACCAAGTGAGGACACCATGAAACAGAACTTCGACGCTGCGCTGGCTGCCGTGCTGCACCACGAGGGCGGCTTTGTGAATCACCCCAAAGACCCTGGCGGCATGACGAACCTCGGATGCACCAAGAAGGTCTGGGAAGAGCATTGCGGCCATGAGGTGGACGAGAAGACGATGCGTGCGCTCACGCCTGCCGATGTAGCACCTCTGTACAAGGCCAAATACTGGGACAAGGTGCGCGGCGATGATCTGCCGTCTGGCGTGGATTATGCTGTGTTCGATGCCGCCATCAACAGCGGCCCAGGAAGGGCTGCAAAGTGGCTCCAGGCGTGCGTTGGCGTCGAGCAGGATGGTGGCATAGGCCCGAAGACTTTGGCGGCTGTGGCGGCCCTTGATGCGCAGCAGCTCGTTGAGGATTACTCCAAGCGCCGACTGTCATTCCTTGTTAACCTACCAACTTGGACAGACTTTGGCAAGGGCTGGGGCAGGCGCGTCGCTGATGTGAAGGCCAAGGCAGCCAGCATGACTGCCTAAGACCTGCTACATGGGCTTGCGCGTGCGGCACGCCTCGCGCATGGCTGGCGTAAAGTCTGGGTGGAATGACGCCATGCTGCAGTCAATGATGCGTTTGTCTGGTGCCAGGGCGGCAGACGCAGCGATCAGGGCGATCCATAGGCAGATGACAAATGTCACGCCAAGAACCACCAGCATGGCGGTGGCCATCCTTCTGAGGTATCCAGGTGCAGGGCTTGGCGGCAGCGGCTCAGCGGCCAGCATTACCGGCTTGCACTTGGCGACCTTGGAATGGCAGCAGTTCATTTGTCCAGGCCCAGAAATAGGCAGGCATATTTGTGGCTGACGCCTTTGGAGTCGATGTAGGTCTCACCGCAGCCGACCATCCACTCCATGATCAGGAGGGCCAGGGCAATGCCGATCAAGCTGGCCAGCGCCAGGTTGAGAACTTTCTTCATTTCTTGGCCTCCGAAGGTGGAACCCAGCCCATTGCGCGAAAGCGCTCCATGATGTTGGTGGACGCTGCTGGCACGTAGCGCCAGTTCGGGTTGAGCAGACTGGACCGCTGGGCCAGCCAAGAGGGTTGCTTAGGTTGTGTGGCTTGCATGGTGGTCTCCTTAAATTTTGAACTCATGTGCCTTCAGGAAGGCAATCTCTTGTTCGGTGGCCATGCACACGGCCATCATGTGCTTTTGCAGGTAGGCCTGCAGCTTGGCCCTGTTGCTGGGCGATGGGCACTTGCGGTAGGTTTCGATCAGTCTGCTCACGTTCAGCTCCTTGCTGGTTGGTTGCGATGACTGCATCTTACCACGATTTCCCACAATCTATGCAACTAGGGACAAACCCTAGTCTTTTGCTTTTTTCACAGCGATGATCTTGGCCACTTTTTCCAGCGTCGTGAAGCGGTGTTCATTGGCGCACTCGTAGCGTCGATACTTGGCGTTCTCTGCACGCTGGCGAGTTTCCTTCACCAGCGTCCAGGTGCCGCAGACAGGGCACTTCATGCGGCCACCTTCTTGCCTTCGTCGGCCAGCCCCTGCTTGATGTAGTGCAGCACCTGGGCGGCCAGCGTCCTGGTGTCTTGCTCGGCCTGGCGGCGCAGCGCCAGCTCAACATCGGCAGGGATGCGGATCGTCATGTAACGGTCCTTGGTCTTCTCGGTGGCCATCAGTCAGTCCCACCAGCATTGGTGATGGCGGCCTCCTCGAACATGTCTGCCGTGGCCTGGCCGGTGGCCAGCTCGACAGGGATGCCGTGCGTCAGCAGGCTCACCAGATCGTCCTGACCAGCGACCTCAATGTCGAACCGAGTCGAGGCGGCGTACTTGATGGCCTGGGCCTGGTTGGCTGCGCGAATCAGGCGGTGCTTGTTGGTCTCGGTGTCCGTGACCACGTAAATGCGAGTGCTCATAGTGTTTCCTTGCGTTGGTTGAAAAAGGCACTGATCTGCCTCTTGGCATCGTCAGCACCTTTTCCCACTATACAACAGAATCCCACACTTTCCAGATACTTGATCCAGTCTTTTTGCTCTGGGCTGAGGCTGCCGCCTTTGGTGCGCTTCATCTCCACCCACAGCCTCCAGGCAGGGATGAATAGGTCAGGCACGCCACTGCTCACGCCAGTCGCTTTCAGCTTGGCGGCCACGGCTGGATGCCGATGGCCACCATTGGGTACAGAGAAAATTCTTACCTCCGGATAGGTTCGCCTGAACCACTGCACCAGCATCATCTGCTCATGATCTTCGCTTGGGATGCGGTCAGCGGTCATGATGCGTTGATCTCTTTGTGGCGTTGCTTATGGCATGGTTGACAAAGCCACATCACATCCAGAGGTTTGTCATAGTCTTCGTGATGCGCCAAAGTTTTTTCATCACCGCACCGACAGCAAGGCTCCCTCACCAGTTTTCCATTTTTGACAGCCCTATAAACAGCGCTATGCGCTTTGCCTCTGCGCCTATCTTCAGCACGCCATATTCGTGTTAATTCAACTCCAGCTTTAATTCTTTCAGAACGATTTGCACGATTTCTGTCGTACTGTCGCACCTTCTCAATATTCTGTGCGCGATGCTTACTCACATCATCCTTGGCGCAGTCCTTGCACTTGTTGAGGTGGCCGTCAGCCATCCTGGAGTGCTTGTAGAACTCAGAGAGTGGCTTTACAACCTTGCATTTGAAGCATGCTTTTTGCATGGCGATCTCCTGTGTGGCATCGCCATCTTACCCGTTTTGAACTTAGAATGGAATCATATCTACCCACTTGTCGCAGCCATCCACCGTGGCCGCAAAGTCCTCGGGCGGTGTCATGTCGAACACCAAGCAATGGCCGGACTGGTTGAAATGCTCGCAGGTGTGGCAGCACTTCGGCGGCCCTGACTGCACCCACTGGCGGTAGTCAAGCAGGA